TTATTTATTTTTATATAAATTACACTCTAATTCTTTTTCTTGTAATGATCTTTGTGTTTCAATAACTTGATTAATATAATGTTGCTTTTTACAATATAAAAATATATTAAAAAAGATAGAAACACCTAAAATTATTTCTATCATAATATCATCTCCTATGCTTTAAACCATCCTACTTTTAAGTCATTCAAAAGTGTATTTATGGTATTTACTCCTACGATTCCATCTGCTGAAATGCCCATTATCTGCTGATATTTAACCACTGCATTATAAGTCTGTTGTCCAAATGCTCTATCAATTGAGATTCCATCATTTATTAATATCTTCATAATGCTTTGTAGTAATTTAACTCGAGGGCTATTCTCCCCCATTCTAATTGGATTCATTTTTACATCCTCCTGTATATTATTTATATTGATTGATGGTTGTGGTGCAGGATTTACATTATTACCATTTAGTAAAATATTTTCATTAAAGTAATTTACATCACATCCTCCATCCACACCATTAACATGTCCACTTTCGGTAAACTGCCATGAAATATTAGGGTAATTCACTGGTGGATTAGAACTATATTTAGCTATCCAAAGTTTCAAATCACTTCGTATATTTCCTCTCAAAAAATCATTATAGAAGTATTCACCTGTATAAATACCCACTTCATATCCTGCTTTATTAATTATGGCAACAAATTTATTAACATAATCTATTGCCATTCCTTTAGTCCACGACCAACCATAACTAGCTGGTGGCTGTTCTATATCAAGGAATACAATTGTATCAAATTTATATCCTTTAATATAATTTAAAAAATATTGAGCTTCATTTTCTACACCATGTTTACCAGCAAAATGATACACTCCCATTTTAATGCCTAAAGATCGAACAGTATTATAACGATAAGATAAATACTTATCTTGATAGAAATTAGCTTCTGTAGCTTTATTAATTAAAACCTGAACACCGTCTTTAGCAACTAAGTTCCAATTACTAACATTGTTAGCTGAATTTAAATCTATTCCTTTCATATATTTACATCTCCCTATTTAAAAAAATAAAATTTTTATCAATACTCCTGCCATTCCTCCAAGAACAGCAAGTAGCATTTTATTATATAATTTTATTAAACCATCAATTTTTTCACATAGCATTCCTATGTTGTCATCATGTTTAATGTCTTTTTTTTCTAAGGTACTAAGTCTTTCCCCATGATTTTCTAGTGTTTCTGTATGTTCGTTAATTTTTAATTCTACTATTTCATTATTCATATCACACCTCCTGATTTTTTGCATAATAAAAAGGACTAGATTAATAATTAATCTAAGCCCTTAAATTTAATATTCTTATTTCTCTTCACTAGGCTTATGAGAAACTATCCAACCTTTGCCATCATCACTTGAGATAGTAGTAAAATACTTATCATATTCATCTTTTGTTACACAAGCGTTTTTACAATATTATGTTTCAAACTCTTCTTTACTCATGACTTTAACCTCCTATCTTAACTCATTAGTAACATACTTTCCTTGGTAAATAGCTCCGACATCATTAGGATGTAAACCGTCAGCTGTTAAAGTACTTAAATTCTTTTTTGATATACCACTAAATCTATATTGGTCTATAACTCTTAAAGAGTACATCTCACCTATATTTTTTATTGCATTAACATAATCAATTAATTTAGCACCTGCTGTATTTGTATAGTTAACATCATAGCTTGAATTATCCCTTTGCAATGGTGTTAATAATATAATTTTCATAGTAGGACTTTGACCAAGCATATATTCTATAGCATCTCTATACGCACCATAAAAAGTATTTGTATCAAAAGTAGTATCTCCCATTACACCTAAAGTTCCTAAAGGAACATTAAGTTTAAAGTCATTAGTTCCAGACGCTATAGTTACAAAATCATAATTAGTAGTAGCAAAGTTTTTTGTTTTTATTGTTCCATTTGTTCCCACACCACCATTTTGGGCTGTACCATTTGCCATCGGTGTACCTGAGATAGCAAAATTATCATATGCTGTCAATACAAGTGCCTGTTTTACATATGCCGTATATCCTCCATTTGTTGTTAAATAGCCAACTGTGATACTATCTCCAAAAGCGACGCCTCTTTTTCTATACCATTTATTAGTAAGTCTTCTTAAATCGCCGTATCGTTCAATTTCTGTAAATCCGAACATTAATAAAACCCCTTTCCTTTAAAGTGAAAAAGGCACTGTATGTGCCTTTCTAATTATAAAAAGTTATCGATTTGTACAGGTGCAAAAGTAGAGGTTCCATGTAACCCTGGGGAACTTGATGAAATATCATATACATCCCTACTGACCCCATAATTATCAAACCCATATATTGTGTTAGAAGTAGCACCACTTATAGTTTTTGAAACATTGAAAATGCCTACTCTTGCAGCACCGCCATTCTTTAATGTTCCATTATAATATAATCCTTTCAAGTATACTGGAAAAGTAGTGTTATTATTTTGCATAGCTGTTAATAAATCAGCATCAGTTCCAGTGCTTGAAGAGAAAGTTTCATTTACTCCGTTTATACTCATTGTAGTTGTAGTGCCATTCATAGTAATAATTACATCATAAGTCGTATTTAAAGCCAATGCTGTTGTGCTTATTCTTTGTAATATAGTTCCTCCTGTTGCTTGTCTAGCTTCAAATACTAATAATCCTGTATTCCTCACATGTAAATCCCAACCTTTAGGATTAGATGATACGTCATCTTCTGTATGTGATACTATCATATGAAATACTTCAATACCGCCAGTTATACCAGCAATTAACCTAAATTGTACATGTATAGAAAGTGAAGTTGCACCTAAGAAATTAGCTAATTCAGAAGGAAAAGAAACATAGCTATTAACTGGCATATCCAGCATACCATTTTCATCTGTCTTATTACCTCTGACATAGCTTGTTGAAGCAATTACAGAATCGGCAATAGACATTCCTTTTGTTCCATTTCTTCTAAAATCATTGCCTTCAATAGTTGAATAGTTTAATGCTCCCCCACTCATAGATAATCCATACTGTTGTGTCTTTGTAGCTTGGTCATCTCTAGCATAATTACCTTTTATCTCTAAATGAGTTTTAGTGCCAAATAAAGCCATTCCACTTCCAGTATTATTTATAAAATAATTATTTATATAACGACCTCCAGATATTTGAGCATTTGAATCTTTAAATCCATTTCCCCCATTGTAAGATAGTGTATTTCCCATTACCTTTAGTGTTCTGAAATAAGTTCCTGCATCTATATATAATCCTTCTAAAGCATTATTCTTCATATCACAGTTAACTACAGATACACCTTTTTGAGTATGGTTATCACCATCTCTACCTAAAACTAATCCTTCTGCACCATTATCAGAAAAAGTACAAGTATCAATTTTAAATGTTTCTGAAGTAACATTTCCTCCAACATAACCACCCATAGAGGTGTTATCTGAGAAAGTACAGTGTCCTATTGTAATGTTTTTCCAGTTTACTAATTCTGCATGCCCTGCTTTAGCATCAAAATACATACCATGCTTATTACCAAAGGATTGAACACCTATGATTGAGATATTATGACCACCTCTAACACCTATACCAGCAAATCTACCATCTCTAGTAACACAATTAGCTATAACTACACCTTTTGCTTCCTTTGTAAATGTTGCTGGGTCAAACAAAGCCTGATGCTCTAAGAATATACCATAATGCCCACACTGTTCCGTTACACAGTCCGAAATAGTAAAGCTTTCGTCATCAAGAAGTCCTGTTCCTATACCAATTCCCGCTCCTCCTGGTCCAAGTTCAGCTGGTCTAGTATCACCATTTGTCCATGCTTCTTCCCATTGTCTACCACATTCAACACAATGAATATTGTGAATATGAACGTTGTGTAAGAAGTCAGTTCCTAGTGCTGTAGATGGAGTACCTAACAATTCTAAATTCATAAATATGCCATTTCTAACTTTTTGAAAATAGAATGCTTTTCCTTTATGTGAATAAGGTGTAATAGTCATTTCATATCCATCTACGGAAAAATCTCTATACGTAAAGTTTTCAATATAATCTCCTGCTATCAGATCAGCAGGTTTATACCAAAATAATGAATATGGATTAGTGCCTTTTATTTTAAATATAGTCTCCCCAACACCTGCACCTATTACACTAACTCCAGACCTACCTATTATTGAATATTCATTTGTTCCATTCTGACCCATATAGAAAGTTTTTCCTGAAACTCTTATATTGCCCCTACCCATTGTGTTAATAGTATCTTGTAAACTCTGCATTAAAACTCTATTTGATTCTGCCTTAGTTATATCATTAGGTACTCCACCTTGTTGTTCAAAGTCAAACCCTAAATGATCTAATCTAGCATCTTTATTTACTAAATTACTTTGTAAATCCGTAAATCCCTGTCTTGCATTTGTTAATTCTGTTCTATAATTTGCAAAGTCTGTTACTTCTACTAGTGCTAAGTCTAAAGCCGTAAATTGGCTACTTGATATAATGGTTCCATCATTTAATTCTCCCTTTCTAGCAGTAAAAGCAAAAGCATTAGATGATAGCCTTCCGTCTGTAGCATCAAAAATCTCAATTTCTGCGTTGACTTGTCCTACTGCTGCAAAGGCTTGATTAGAAATAACAACATGCATTTTTCCATTTATAGCGTCATCAATTATTAGATTATCAAACACCGTAGTATCATCTGATTTTGTAAAAGTGATTTTTGCAGTGTGTCCAGTTAAATCTGCTGGCGTTGTATCAATTACTACATTAATATTTAGTTGTATAGATTTACTATCTCCAACAGTTGCCCTGATCGGTTCTATTTTACTATTGTTTCCCTTAAGGTCTAAGGTCGCATTATATGGTATTATCATTGTATTACCTCCTGTTTTAAATTTTTATTTTTATGTATTAAAAAAACACCCTATAATTAGAGTGTTTTATATGCTATCTATTTTTCTTAGTAATTTTGATTGATTTAGATCTGCTGGACTTGGATATTTAATATTGGGACATAAATCTATTCCCACTGATTTATAAGCATCAGCTACTAATGTTGAGCATATATGACTTTTAAATGGTTCTTTATAAGGTAATATAATATGTAAGCTATATCTTATTGCTTCAATTAAAATAAGCAAGTAGTCATAATGTGTCCCTACTTGCTTATTTAAGTATTCTTTTATTTTTTGTCTTTGTCCATCTGTTAACCTATCACATGTAAATATATCTAATTGATTTTTATACTTGTCTATAGGTACATATCCTGTCTTTTTAAAACCTTCTGCTTCTATAAGCTTCCCATCTATGTATGTTGTTGCATGGCTGTACATACTATGTTCAAAACCTTCTATGGCTTTACTTATCCATTCTATGCCCTTATCTAATCCAATGTCTCCATTTTTATATTCCATAACTAATACCTACCAACTAATAGCATTAACTTCATCTGCTGTAGTTGCGGAATTAATTTCAGATAATAAAGTATGTAGCTTTGTTTCAAGTGGTATCTCAAAATTTGCTATATCTTTATACAACTGTGTTAATTGCTCTTGTGTAAATTCAATAGCACTTCCATCTGCTGCAAAAATAGTAGCAGGATAAGTAATAATATTTGCACTCATGCTCATTAAAACTTTCATAAATTTTGTTTGTGAAACTTCATCATATGCATAATTTACCGCAGTACCACTTGCAGAAGAAGTAAATCCTGCTATAACTGCATTATTATAGTCATTTCTTATTTCTATCGTTTTAGTTTGTTGTACCTCTTGTAGCGTTGGTACATATAATTTGAATATATCTGTTATATTTTGTACTATTCCACTAAAAGGTAATTTAGTCATATCTACAATATATTTACCTTGGTTTTCCATCAATATCTCTAATATATTATCTGTTGTTGGAATAGAACCATTAGGAATATTACTTCCATGAATTTCATCATTATAGAATCCTAATATTGCACCACTTGTATTGTTAAAATTTACATAATTGATAATTTCACCCCCCTAATATCCTATTGCAAAAAAGTGACCCTTTGGAATACCACTAACATTACAAGAACTATTAAAGTTTCCAGTAGTTAGGTTGGCAACACTTACTGACGCTGCGCTAGTAGCTTCCATTGTTGCGAACACATGCCAACATTCATTTGGAAAATTTGTTAAAAAAGCTGTTGAGCCATAACTTCCTTGTTGAACACCATTTGCAACCCATTGGAGCATTAAACCGCAAGTGAATAAAATATAACCAGAACTACCTAATACTAATGATTTATATATACTTCCTATTCCTGCATTTGCTCTTCCATCTGTAATATTAGCAGTATTAATAGCACTTACATTATTACCTACAAATACATTTGCTATAACTATTTGAGTAGCTGTAGGCAATGGAACTGTTGGAGAAGAACTTGGGGTACCCATTACTGCCTTAATTGTGGTTGTAGCAGAGCCAAGGTCTACGTCTACTACTATAATATCGTATCTATTGTATCCGCTTGCATTACCATTTATAGGAACACTTATAGGAGAACCATTATTAACAAAATACCCATTTAACATACAAGAACCAGCTGCAACATTCACAGTCATGTTCGGCGTACTATTTTGGGTAACAGCTAATGCACCTCCTGAAACATTAAATATACCGTTGGACAATAAAGCTTGCCAAGGTGCTATTAAATCTCCAGAATTGTAGGCAATACCATCAAAGAAATTAGTTTTTATTGTCATTTATACACCATCCTTTCTAAATCTTTTATTATATTTTATATAGTTTTTTCACTGGTGGCTGTCTCTTAAATGCCACATTTCCGAACGTTATATCGTATATTCCATTAGTTTCCGTATAAACTATATGTGTAATCCTCATCAATTTACTAAAATTAAAATACGGAATTAAGTTAACGGTTACACTATCCCCAACTTCTATATTGCTAAAAGGACACATAGTGCTATTTATAGCCTTAATGGAAAAACTATTGGAAGGGAAAGACATTTTGGCTAATGCCCCATTTACAGCATTAGTTAAATCTGTTTAGGAATTTATACTATTACTGGAACTATAAGTTCCTTCCATAAGTCCATACATGCCGATTGATGTATCATCCTGTGCTGTAGCATTAAGTACTGGACTAGATATTTCTGAATATATACTATTAGCCATACTCATTATGTCTTGTGCTAATGTGGGGACTTTAATAATATTATCTGCGTCTCCACCATATGTTAATGAATAATAAGGTTTATCCGAACCCTTTCGTGTATAGAAATTAAATTTTCTATCTACATCTACATTAAAATCGTAGTTGAGATCAGCTGCAAAACTTTGTATATTGGTTATTAAATCCTCTGTATTTGTTACTGTTCTAGTAGTTGCTATTGCTGTATTATCTATATTGCCTATAGTTACAATAGTGGATGGTGTAATTGCATTGGCATCGTTTATCATTTGTGTAAATAATGACCCATAGGTAAGATTCGTGTAAGTTTTTGCTCTCATTCTCCGCCACTTTAACAGTGATAAATTATCTATGCAATTAACCTTTACAGCTTGATCATTAAAATTCAATCCACTTATTTGACCGCCCCATTTTACAATTCCAGTATCACCATCACAAATCTCTATTAAGTTTCTAAACTGTAAATTTATTTCATTACATTTGTTATTTTCTAAACCAATAGAAAAAGACGCTGTATCTATGTCATTAAGCGTCCAGCCATATGTTAAATCATTATTAAAAATATCAATTTCATCCAAAATATTATGATTTTTATCATAAATTTTCAAATAATCCATCTCTATAACCACCTACTTTGTAAATACACTAGGCAATGTGATTTATCCGACTCAGAACTAGAACGAGTAAAAGCAAAATAATTATATTGTGGTTCACAATTTATCCAACCAATACTAGTTTTTAATCCCATATTTCCAATTCCATTTAAATAAATACCTCTGTTTTGTGGTGTATTGTCTATTACTAAAGTATCATTATCATTTAAATTTACATTTAAACTTATACTTTGCCCTGTTGTTGTATTTGTAATAGTTGGATTACTACAAGCACCAATTATGGTTATAATCGGATATGAAATTACATTACCCATATTTTGTATCACTTCATTTTCTGACGTAGTTCCACCTGTGTTAAATGGAATTATAACTGGCGGACGGAATCCATTATTGCTTTGTGGCTGTAACCAAACCGGATCAACACCAGTTAAATACATATACGGGTCGGGCATAGTTAATTGTAAACTGATCTTTTGGCTATTAAAATTTGTATCAGCTATTCTACTACTTATTTCTACATTGCAAATAACTTGATGAAAACCGTTTATAGTTATAGTTAATGCTTTTAATCCGTTAGAATATAAAACATTATTTAATTGAGTTATTTTATCTGTATCACTAGTTTTAATATATCCGTTCATTACTAGAGTTTTTTCTTTAATTTTTGACCTATTATAGCTTATTCCATCTGTATAAAGGTCATTTGTTATAATGTCTTTATTAATGTCAAAAAGACCTAATACATTAAAGAAGTAATCATTTGATATTAGGTCTAATCCATTTAAATTAATTTGTGTAATATCCAATAATTAACACCCCCCTTATGTTAACGGTGCCATAAATTGCAATTGTTGCAATGTGGTCTGTTCATCACCCTTATCTTGTACATTCATGTTGTCAACATATATGTTTACTGACTTGTTATTATTATTAGTTGTTGCTGAAGGTTGTTTATTAACCTGATTACTAGTCAAAGCCTGTATTGCACCTGTTAAGTTTTGAAGAATAGCTGGTGTATTTAATAATGCTGTTGTATTAATATTATTTAATACTCCATCTCCACCATTTGACCAACCTAACTCAATACCTCTTTCGCCATACATATGTAAACCTTTTGTACTATTTAAAGTACCATCAGCATAACCTTGATATGCTCCGCCTGCCATAAGTGACTTAACTCCTGGTACATTATTTACACTACCGTATCTACCAATCATATAACGTATAGCTGCAATTGCATTATCAATAGGATTTAATATATTGTTATGTCCAACCATCATGTATTCTTTGAAAGTTGGGTCAATAACTTGCATCAATCCTTTACTTGGTGTTCCAGCCTTTGCATTTGAGTCCCAGTTATTAACTGAATTCGGATCTCCACCAGATTCATGTTGTGCAATTTGTAATAATGCTGGTAATGTGCTCATACTTTGCCCTGTAGCTTGTATAGCTTGTGTTAACCAATCAGTTACATTTCCACCCATTGAGGTTTGTACAGAACTCATAACACTGCCACCCCAACCTTTTACAAAAGACGTTATATCGTTTTTACTGAAGCCATTTATTAACCCTTGTACTAAATGTCCACCAATATCATACATTACTGTTGAAGGACTATGTATTCCGAATATACTCTTAAAAGTATCAACAACTTTACCAGCTACACCTTTAACCGTATTTACAATATCATCTTTAGCGTGCTCTAATCCATCCATAATAGAATGTATTAAATCATGACCCCAAGACATAGCAGTTTGACCCATACCTTTAAATACTCCACCTATAGAATCCAGAATATCGGAAATTATTTTCTTAGCTCCACCAAAAACATCTTTGACTATATTACATACATCATTCCAAGCTGCCTTCCAGTTACCATTAATTAAATCCATTGCTAATTTTAGGATATCCTCAATTACGTGTATAACTGTTGAAATAGTATCCTTAATTAAATTGAAAATTGGTGGTACTATATTTTTGATAATATTCCATCCTAATTCCCAAATTGGTTTCAAAATAGCCATAGCTACTTTTATAACTGTTACTATATCATTCATTATTGTCTGTATAGTTTGAGAAATTAAAGGCCAATTAGCTTGCACCCACTGAACTACTTGTCCCATTTGCTGAATTATAAATGTTAATACTGGCTTTAATATAGTATTCCAAATAACCTGTATTCCTTTAAATGCATCCTGAATAACAGCATAAATTTGTGGCCATACTTTTTTAGCAGTATTTTGTAAATCATTCCAAATTATCTGTAAATCTGTAAAGAATTTAGATACATTTTTACCTGCTTGTGAACCAAATGCTTTTGTAAATGCATCTGATAGAGCCTGTGGCAAGGACATACCTTTCTTCATATCTCCAGTAAATGTGTTAAATATAATAGATATATTTTTGAATACTCCATTTAAAAATGTTTGTAAGCCTCCAAAATTTTTATTATAGGCTAATACTAATAATCCAATACCAGCTATAACTCCTGCAACTGGTAAGGTTAATCCACCTATTAGACCTACTATTCCTTGTACAGATGGTCCGAGTATTCCAATAACCTTCTGAAATAATGAAAATCCACCAATTAAAGTTCCAATAACTGCTACACTAGATAATATTACTGCTGACATTTGTGAGTGTGCCTTTATAAAATTAATTACTGGTGTAATACCCTTATTTATAGTTTCCATCATATTAGTTAACACTGGTAATAATGCTGAACCTATCGCTGTTTTCATACCAGCCATATTATTAGATAGTATTTTCATCTCTCCTGCATACGTATTCATTTGAGCTTGAGATGACCCACTAAATCTTTTATTAACATCATCTAATACCTGTTGATATGATATACCATTTTTAACTTGTTCTTTTGTTACTATGCCTAATTTCATTAATTGAGTATATTTACCGTTATAAGCTTGTGCTAATAAATTACTTGCACTCGTTAAATCCATATTAGTTCCTGCTGCCAAATTCGATAAGGCACTTGTAGATTTTAACGAATCACTGTATTTCATACCTTTCATTGTTAAATTATCTAAAGCATTTTTTGCTTCACCTGCACTATATGTAGACATTTTAGTTATACCACTAGTAAAATTATCAATGTCTTTTTTGGTATCTTGAAAAGCAATTCCTTGGTTTTTCAATAATCCTTGTAATTGTACGGTACTTTGTTGTGCTGCCGATGCACTTTTTATTGCTCCGTCTAGGTATCCAAAAGCCATAATTCCGACTGCACCCATAGCTTCTCTTGTAGTATCTAGTCCACTTTTTAAACCACCCATAGCACCATTTACATTATCTTTAAGACCTTGCATGGATTTATTAAATCCTTCAGTGATCGCATTAATAGGTATATTAAGTGCTAATCCATTATCTGCCATTCATTTACTCACCTCCATTTTTAAAAAAATACATAAAAAAAAGACTACCTATTAGCAGTCTTACTTGATTACTTGATTTTCTTTATTTGTTTTATATGACTTATATGCTTTGTATAATCGTTTTGTAACATATATTGTACCTTGATAGCCTAATTTTAATATTAGAATAGAGAATTTTATAAAATATTTAAAACAATTGTAAGCTAACTTACAAGCTAAAATTGTCATTTTCCATAAAATTTTAAAGGGTAATTTAATAATCTCTCCTATCAATAGGATACCACTAACTATTAAAAAAATACCACCCATATTATTGACGTTCTTATTTCTACTTACCTTTGCAAGTCCACCTAATGCAGCATATTCAGCTACACCACTTGATTTCCTTTTCTTCATAATATTCACCCCTCAATATCATTATATATTTTCTGCCAAAATTTACAACTTATTTTATAATCTTATTATATCATTATGTCCAAGGACTTGCAAGGACTATTAAAAATATATATAATATTTTTGAGGTGAAAATATGTCAAATAAAGATTTAAAAAATAGAACACCGATTTCTAACGCAATTAATACTAAATTATGGAATGAATTAAAGGAATACTCTAAACAAACTGGTATACCTATATCAAAGTTACTAGATAGAGCAATAGAATTATACCTAGAGTCTACTAAAAAATAGTAGACTCTTATAATCCTATATTGTCATATCTTGCAATTGTTTCTTTATTATCCTTTTTGAGCATATAAATTTTATAATCCAACCAAAAGAATATATCCATTTCATCTATTTCGTTTTGTGTGTACCAAGGCTCTTTATATGTATTTTCCCCATCACTTTTAGTTACCCATAACAAACTATCATATAATTCATAAATAAAATCCATTGGTTTTGTGGGAGATTCATTTTTACTATCTCCCTCTAAGCGTTTTTTCCTGATAACTCTGCTAATTGGTTAGCTTTATTTTGTAAATTTCCTGTAATTTTTTGTATACATTTCTGATAAAAAGGTATAAGTTCTTTGGATTCTATCCCATCATATAAATCGTCAATTGTAAATTGTTTCCCAAATATATCTACCATAAAGTCTACTATTTTATCTAATGATTCTACACCTATTTGTTTACCTTCCATTTCTTCGCTCATAGCCATTGCATCTCTTAATCTACGACCTCCAATAAAAGGTGCTGTAAAAGTTTTTTTCTTATCATCTATCATTAATGTTATCTTCATATATAACCATTCCTTTCAAATTTAATTTTTTATCTACTATTAATTAACATAGGAGGGAAATTAATCCCTCATTTGTGCTATAGTATTATACGGATGCGAACCAAGAAGTTGATACATCTGTATATCCTTCTGCGTCTTCATCTTTTATTGCTTTCCACTGTCCATCAAAAATACGTGTAATTGCTGAACCGTCAAGGGTTTCGTCCTGTATTTTAACAGAATTGTTAACAGTTGAACCATCATCTTTTATATCCTGAAATTTAACCTTTAATAATTTTATGTATCTATAATGGCCATTTACCTTTTGTCTTCTGTACATGAGACACACATATGGTGCTTGGTCAAATTTTCCAAAAGTCATTCCACCTTGACTATCAAGTTCATGACCCAAAAGTTCCGCATAGATCTCAATTGGGAGTGACTCTGTCTCTACTGAAACTTTTGCATCTGTAACCATATAAGCTTGTTCTTTTAGAAATCCGTCTCCATAAAAAGACCCACTGGCCACCGTAGGATCTGCACTAATTTGTACTGCTGCTCCTAGTGGTTTTGGTGTACTATATGTTGCCCCTGTTTCATCATCTTTTGTTTGTACTGCATAATATAATTTATCTATACTTATAAAATTGCTCATTAAATTTATTACCTCTCTTTCTTTTATAAAAAAATAAAGCCCTTAAGTTTCCTCAAAAGCTTTTTTGTATCGCATACTATAATGATTTATTTGTGTTACAGTTTCATAAAGATTGGCGAATGTTATTCTCCTATAACCATTATCTCTAAGTGCTTTATCTACATTACTATAAATAGAAATTAATTCTCCAGTATTAGGATTGGCTCTTTCCCATACATCTACTGTATATTCAATATCTTCAATGATACTTTTACCATCCTGGTATTGCATAGCATTATGATTACTGTCAAAATATGATATGACTGGAAAGAAATCTGCTGGAACTCCTTGACCATTTGTACTTGCTGTGACAAGACTTTGCGGATATTGATATTCTGTTGAAGCAATAGCATTCAAAATAGTGAATATTTCTGTATTATCTTGCATCTACACCACCGCCTTTGCCACATAGCTTAATATAATACTTTGAATTTGGTCTTGGCTATTAAAAACGCTTGGATACATAAAAGGTTTTGCCCTCATTCCTTGTGTAAAATTTAATACACCTGTATTACTAACATAACACCAAGGTGTCTGTCTTCCATCACCATTGACAGCATATATTCCAGTACCATATTCTAAATACTTCGCATAACTAGCAGAACAATAAATCATAGCACTATGTGTTAACTCTGGATTCATTCCACTACCTATACTAGCTTCTAATAATCCAGTGTGCTCCCACATTTCTTCACCTTTTTCATTTACTGGTGGATTATTTGTAAATATACTATTAGCAGTTTGCTTGGCTTGTCCTTCACAATATAAGGCTGATTTTAATAATCCTTGATCTACTGCATTATTAATTTCTTCTGTTTTAGCTTGTACTCTATTAAGCCAATCATTTAATTCATCATCTATTTCACTCATATACCCACCACCTTAGATAAAAAAAGTTCTACATGTTTTGTATATGCAGAAATAGAGTCTATTTTATACTGGCTTCCATTTATAAGTAGATGCATTGAAGCATCTAAATTAAAATCTTTACAAAACAACCAATTTGAAGTACTGTCTGTGATACCATAAGGTTTGTCTTGTACATTATACCTATAAGGCTGGAAATTACCCTTAAAAGTTCTATCTGGTGTGTTAGGATGAAAGTTAGGTAATTTTTGTCCATTTGCATTAACTGTAAATATAGGAATTAATACTCCTACTGTAGTAGTTGCTAACATACTATCACACCCTTACTTTCTTATATCTATCAAGCACTAGCTGAACATCGGCAGGTAGTGACTGGGCATTATTTTTATAATAAGTTTGTTGTACATATCCTTCTCTTTCCATCTCAAGACCAATTCTTCCTTCTCTGGAAATTGTATACTCTAATGCAACTAATTTTGTTGATGCTAACATTAGGTCACTTGGTATCTGGTCTTGTGTCCATCCTGCCGTATAGTCTACCTCAACATAGCTTTCTTCTTTCATGGCATACATAGTTCTACCACTCATAGTTACATACTTCATATCAATCATTTCTATATAGTTTGGATAAATTCTATAAGCTCCTGTCATATCGTCCTGTGTTAGTACAATATCTAATACATCATCACTACTTCTTCTAATTTGTTGTACACTAACAATTGGATAATTATAAACAAATACTTTATGATTGATCCTATGTTGTTCCGCTGTGTAAGTAGCTAATTCAAAATGTCTATGGCAATAATTTTCGATTAAATCCTGTATACTTCCTATTAGCAAAGTTAAAAATGAATCCTCTGAACCATCTGTAATTTGTAAATAACTTTTTACATTATCTAATGTTGTAAGTGACATATGTCATCACCTACTGACTTTTCTTTGGTGATTCTATTGCCGTACTTTCTAAACTAACTTCTTCTGCATATCCTGCTTCAATTATTTTATCTGCAACTCTATCTTTTTCAAATGCTGCTATATCATCTTCTCTGTAGTTTTGAAATGGTCTTATAAATTTTACAATTATCATTAAAAATCCCTCCAATTTATAATATAAATTCTGCTTTTTTTCTTCAATTAATTTTTCTGCTATAGTATCATCTATAGCAATAATGTCATTAGGTTTTAAATCAGTCATTGTACCAATCTCATCTCTAGGCACAAAAATTAATATTTTAATTTTCATAATTACCTCCAATTAAATAAAAGGGCTGAATTAATAACCCTTTATTATTATGTATTAAGCTAAGAAACCAGTTAATAATGCAAATGAAGCTGGAATAGATAATTTACCATCTATTCTTTCCCACATTTTTACTAAAGCTTCATGATTCTTGAATGCTTGGTCACTCTGAGTATTAATTTCACTACCCATTTCCATTTTATCAAAGAAATAGTAATATTCTAAGTTACCAAATACTGCTTCTGTACAAGTAGTCTTAGAGTTTACAGTAAGATTGCTTGGGAATATTGCAGAGAATTCATAAACAGGATATCCGTTAAATGAAGCTGGTACTCCAGCTTGAACATCTCCATTATCCCATAAATATCTACCTTGGTTATCCTTGAATAATTTCATCTGCCTAACTATAGAAGTATTAACGAAGTATGCTCCGCCATCTCTCCATGTAACATCTACATTGAATGGTAACTGTACAAGGTCATCACAAGTTAATACATTTGTTGTTCCAGCATTTGCACTTGCTACAGACACAATGCTTCCAGTATTAACTATTCCGGTAGGCTGATTAGTTCCTGTACCGGTCATAATTGATAAATTTTCTTGTTTTACAAATGCTTTAGCATACTGCTTTGCTAAATAATTATAAAGGTCTACAGGACTGTCAGATAATAAATCCCTGGAAATAGCAGTATAACCATCCAGTCTTGTTACAGAATAAGGTAATGAGCTAAATGTAGGTGATGTAGCTGTGATTGGATTAGTATCACTAGATTCATAAGATAAGCTTATACCTGTTGCACCTACTGGCCATGTTCCGTTCCTATAAGTTACTGGCACTACTGTACATAAATTTCTTAAAGCTCTTGGGTCTGCTTTTACTCTGTCTATAATGTCGGAATGAAACTCGGTTGGTAGTAATTCTAAACCACTACCAGAAGTATTACCTGATAAATCTTTAACTTTTCCACCACAATATTTTGCAACTTCTGCTCTGTTATTGTCCATTTTAGCTTGGAAAAATCTCATTGTTTTTTCATATTTATCCATTTCATCAATAGGTTTTTCATTGAATTTTAATTTTCTTACTACCTCTGTTAAACCTTTCTGTTCTAATACTGCCTTAGTTGTACTCTTTATTAAATCTTCATATTCTTTTTTAGTTAATTTTGCCATTATTATTTACCCCCTAAAATTTTATTAATATTTTCTTGTACTGCTTTGTTAATTTCTTCCTGTGTATATTCTTTTGTGTCCCCACCATCGTTGTCTCCGTCTGTTTCTTGTGTGTTAACCACATCTATTAAGCTTTTGATGGATTCAACATGGTCTGTTATACCTTTGCAAGCTTTTGTTAAGCAATCGCAAGTGGATTGACTTAGTTTTGCACCACTCTTCCCTTGTACTAATGCTTCTAAATCTTTAATTTTTGCATTTAAAGAATCAATTTCTTTTACCTTGTCCCCTAACTCTTCATTATGTTTGTCTTCTAATGTCTTAACCTCTGATTTAACTGCATTTGTAATTAATTCTTTTACTTCTTCAACTTTCATATTTTCAATTACCTCACTTCCATTATTTTTATTTTTATTTATTGCATCAAAAAGAGCCTTACTGATTTTTCCATCTGTAAAGGCTCGTTGGACACATTCGGGATTACACGGTATTGCTACCATAGATAATTCCAAAAGTTCAATTTTTTTATAAGTATAACCACCTTGGGAATTTGGTTCTGACTCAAGTGGAATAAATCCTACGGAACTTGCATTCATGAATTTGTTTTTATATAGATAAAACCATTCTTGACCGTTTGGTGTATCTGCAAATTGTATCTTAAATACTAATTGTGAACCAATTACTTGTACATCTAATGCCTTACCAATACAGGTTGATTTTTCATCTGACCCATAATTATGATTAGCTAGTATAATTGGATTTTTAAGATAATTGGTTAAATCAACACCAGACATTATTATCTTGTCTCCAACTCTATCATAATCTTCTGTACTACCAGTCATTTGAATTATTCTATTTGCTTCATCTAATACTTTTGTTTCAAGTACAAATTGTTTATTTTGTTTACTCAATAAAACCTCACCTCCCTTCCAAGACAATAAAAAAAGACGTTTAAACGTCTGCCTTCTTATTCTTTATTCAGTTTCATCTACTTTAACTACAGGCATCATACAGCACCTACAATTAATACTTTCTTCAGGTGGTAATTCACCATCTCCAGGGCATAAACAATCGTTTCCATTCAAATTAAAGTAATCATCTACTGCTATTGAATTAGATTCATCATAGTCCATACTGGCCTGTATGTGTGAGTCTCTTGTGTGAGAATCACCTACTGCAAGCCATGATTTACCATCTATAAGATTGCTATTTTGTTGATATGTAGATATAGTAGCTTGATTAATACTAGACATAACCTCTGTTTGAGCTATTGTTTCCGCTCTAGCTTCATCAAACTCTGGCATATTACTAATGGCATCACTAATATCTTTTATTGTGAAATTATCTTCTTCACTCTCATACATATCTTTAATAAGTTCAGCTACATTATCTTTAGTGGTTTGATTTACCCCTTTAATCTTCATAACCTTATTCTTTATTGCTCTAGTTACATTTGGGTCTTTATAATCAAACACAATATTGACATTATCTGTATTTCCCGCATCTTTTCTTAGTATATTACTATATCCCTTGAATTCGTTTACTACTGCATTACCACTAGTCTTAAATATCTTGGCATATAAAGGTGTAACAATTTGTGTTAATGTTTTATCCCACACTACTAAATCTACTGGATTCCTACTACCATCATTGAACTTCTTTATAACATCATCTTTCATAACTTTAAAATATTTAGTCATAGTATCCTGAAATTCATTCTCTAAAGGTTTTGACATCTTATCTCTTTCTTGAATCCTTGTTATATTACTCTTTTGTATTAACTGTTTTAATTTAGCTTTTGTAGATTTATTTGTTTTTCTTATACTTTTCTGCGGTAATTCTTCTGTAGTATCATTATTATCTGTAGCATCACTAGTTGGTACTGTTTGTTGTGTTACTGGTGGAGTTCCCATTGGCACTAAATTCATAGGATTATAGATTACATCACCATCAGATAATAGATCTAATTCTACATCATCCAATAATTTATTTAGTATTTTTCTACCTTCATTTACAGTAATCATTTTATTTGTCAGTTGACCAATCGTAGCAACTAAAAATTCCTTATTGGCTGGTACTGGGTCTGTAAATTGTAATTGTACATCATCTTCACCGAATAACTGAACATATTCATTATTGAGTTTATCCTGTATTCTACGTAACCTTGGCCTTATTACATGCTTTTGGAAACTATATTCTGCTGTTTCCATATTTGCTAGAGATGAAGTTTGATCTAATCCTAAGATAGATTTATTAACTCCAAATACACCTAAGATTTCATCCCTGGTTAATTGTCTTAAGTTATAAAAATCCATATCTTTATTATTCATGGTTAAATCTGTAAAACTAGCTTTGCTTCCTTCAATCATTGCAATAGAATGTGCTCTATCAACTGACATATGATTATCCCTAAACTGTTCTGTTAATCTGTCAAAACTTTCATCGTCCAAATCTTGTTCAACATTCAAAATACCAGATAACTTTGCTCCATTATAAAAGAAATTTCTATTATGTTCATTGGAATATTTATCAATTTCAAGAGAATTCCTACATCCTTGTGCTTGTCCTATACCTCCATATTGATTATAAGGGTCTGGATTATTAAAGAATATTACTTGATCTGGGGTAAATGGTATTTGGTCTGCTCCTGATTTATAAATATATCCCTTGATATAATCATTCCTATCAGGTACAATCCACATATCTAAAGGACTAACAGGCCATATTTCTCTATTTCGTCCTGCTTTATCTTTCTCTATTACCCAAAATGATTTTCCACATAAGGACATCCACATATCAGTGAGTTCCATAAGCTCATATCTACTTATATAAGGATTGGGATGATTTAATACTGCTAATGCTTGGCTTTGTTTTTCTGTTAATTCTTTATCTCCACTATATGCACTCCAATCAACATCTGCTATATTTTGTGATATCTTAGATACACAAGCATATAACCAATTACTACCATCTCCATATGTTCTCAAAAAATCTCCAGTAGTTAAATTTGGTGGTATATTTATTTGCTGAGAAGCATATCCATTGTATTTCTTTTGTTTTCCTTGCATTGAATTACTATGTATTTGTGTATTACCACTTTTTGTTCTAGGTCTATACATTTTTGTTCAAACTCTCACCTCCTAACTGTGATATTTAATGGTTATTAATTTGATAGCTCAATAACGTCATCTTCTTTTACAAACCATAGTTTGTCTAATCCATTTCCGAGTATATTGTTTATATCTTTAATTAAATAACCATCAATTTCAACTTTCCATATTTCACCACGTACTAAGAATTTTTCATCTTCTATTTCTATCGCACACATTACATCATCATGTAATTTATATCGTGGTTTAGGTTCTTCTTTCTTTTTAAACCCAGTAAATATATTACTAAAATAATCTTTTATCTTACTTAAAATATTCTTCATATAACTCTCCCTTCTACAAAATAGAGAATAGTTTATTTAATTTTATTTCTTGATAATTCCATTTTTGAAGTCTCTCTGATTGTGTTTTATTACTGCTTTTTTAATTGCATTTGTAAAATGATTTGCAATATATCTATCTACAATATTATCCATTTTAAATACTTCTTTATGTATTACATCTTTTACTTCTAATCCATTATCTAATATTATTTTTATAACCCACTGTTCTTTATCTTTGAGATTTTGATATATTTCAACCTTATCTACATTTATATCTTTAGTAATATCTATATCTTTAAGTTTATTTTGTACTTTTTCTGTAATCTCTGTATCAAACATATATTTACCTCCTAGTGCTAAATTAATTTTAATATAAATCCTAATATATTATTGATAACCTTTAATATGTTCTTTAATATATGCTCTTTAATTAAATTCATAATTACGACATCTCCTCTTATAAAAATCTAACTCTAACTTTATTTTTATTTAAGTCTTCACAGGAATACCTTAGAGCATCTAAAAGATGGTTATATTTGTCAATTGGTCTATTGATATATTCCCCAGTACTTTTATCCTTTTGCCATGTATAATTGCTAAGTTCTTCCACAATGTTTGTACAATTAGTATTAATAATTAACTGATATTGTTGTATAAATTGTATACCATTTATGATACTGTCCTTACCTTTACGTGCACCTTTAATCCTATATATTCCATCACGTTTTATTTCCTCAATAGACTTTTGTTCAGCTGAATCTGCTATAATAATTTCTTTAGAATATCCTTTAGATTTAATCATCTTTGCAAGTTCATTATTAAGTAAACCTTTTCGATAAAATTCATCAAAGATATACATTTTCTTTGCTTCTTTATCTACAAGTATTGCAACAAATGCTGACGGGTCATTGACGTATCCGAAATCCATTCCAAAGTATGCAGTTAATTTATTATTATTTTTAATTAATTCTTTCCAATCAAAGTTATCTATTTTCCAATTGTTGTAAACAAGTTTATCAAGTGTTGCAAACTGTCCAAGAGCATAGATTCTGTAATATGTTGGATTATCTTTTTCCATCTCCAATAAACTATTAACATATTCTTTTGGTAGGAACTTATTATCTTTATAAGTTGTATGTACTACTACTGTATTATCGTGATTATATCCATTCTCAAACCATTTAATATAAGTCCAATTTGCCTTACTGACTGGATTGAACATACAATATATTTGATTAAATTTGTTCTTACTCCTCAATCTCAAATTTAATTGTGAAAATTCATCTAAGTTTAACTCTGTACATTCTTCAATTATAATGTCATCTATATTTGCAATGGATTTTATCTTTTCAGAATCATCAAGACCTTTAAATATAAATTGGTTGCCATTTGGTAATTCTATAGTGAAAAAACTTTCTTTAATTGTACATTTATCATATATATGCCAGTCAGATAGTACACTTTTGAACAATGCAAATACTGAGTCTCTTAACGTTGCACCAACTTTTCTGATAACCAAACATTTTCTATTAGGAAACTTTAAATATTTAAGTATCATCTTCTGAATTACAAAATGACTTTTTCCAGAACCACTGCCCCCGTAGAAAACATTGAATCTATGTTCATAATCTTGTAAGTAAGGCATATATGCCTTGTTAAAAATCTTACTTGAAATTGTTATATTTATTGGTTGTGGCATATACACACCTACCTTTCTTTCTAATTTTGGGTATAAAAAAAGAAGATAAAATTAATTACCTTCTAAATCTTTCAATATTCTATATACTGTACTCCTACTTAATCCAGTTTGTTGTATTATATCTTTAATCTTATATCCTTCTTTACACATTAACTTCACTATATCAAACTTATCATTACGCTTATTAGGTCTGCCACCTTCTCGACCTCTTGCCTTTGCAGAAGCCAAACCTTCTTTAGTTCTTTGGCTTATTAAATCTCTTTCAAGTTGACTTAATCCTGCCATTACAGTTAATAGAAAACTATTATATGGATTATCTGCTGTAGTATCTAACCAAGTATCCTTAATACTTTTAATACTTGCACCTTTACTTTTTATATCTTCTATTATATTTAACAAGTCTTTTGTACTCCTACTTATTCTTGTTATATCAGCAACTATTACTATATCATTAGCTTTTAATTCGTCAATCATCTTATCTAATTGTTCTCTATATCTTTTAGTACCTGTTATTTTTTCTTGGTAGATATTTCTTTCATCAACTCCATATTTAGTAAGAGCATCTATTTGTCTATCTAAATTCTGTTCTTCAGTGCTTACCCTTGCATATCCAACTAACATATTATCACGTTCCTTTTACTATTTATTTTCTAATATAAATATACCATAAACGTTCCATAATGTAAATAGTTTTCGATACGTTTTATGAAACATTTTTATTAGCTAGAAACGTGATAAAATCAATCATGATGAATGTATTCCATAAATCAACGTTTATGAAACAATAAAAGATATGTTTTAATTAGTTATTCTTCTTCATTATTGTCTTCATCGTATGGATAATCTTCTAATGTAACGTTAATATTATTGCCATCCTTAGTAGTCAAGTCAATCATAGTAGTTGCCTTACCGTCCATCTTCTCAACGAGCCACTGATTAGCAGATAATGCAGTCCTTTTATCATCATCTTGACGTGCTAATTTATCAATATTCTTTAAATACTCAACATATCTACCTTTAATGAAGTTCTTTCCTGTGGTTTCGATTTCTTGCTTGTACTTCTCTATTTTATCTTTTATATCATCTCTTTTTAGCCATAAATATGGTGTACTTCTATCAACTCCGAATTCTATAGCAATATCTACTATTTTTAGGCCAGTACAATACATTTGTACAAATTTATCCTGAAGTAATTCATTACCAATTACTTTATCATTTTTAGCCATTTGTATTCACCTCCTATCTCAACATCCAACATTAATTATCAATTAAATCCTACACAAATTTTTCATTATACTTTTTTCCTTATCTGAAGCACTATGATAAATTAATTCATAGTAAGCGTCTAAATTTTTCAATACCTTAGCATTAAATACATCTTCATTAATTGCTCCAAGCCTAACAAGCATATCTATTAAAGTATTTTGCTTAATTAGTAACGCAGTTACCTGCAATTGTTCCATATTTATATTTTCATCTTCCATTACTTATCACCTTCTTTTACTTTGACTTTGACTATTTTTGACTTTCAATAAAAAATATATATTATTATTCTATTTCTCCAATCCATTCATTTGATACATCATCACATAAGCATATAATTTCAAGATTATTATAATAATTCTCATCATATATAGGTCTTAAAGATTCCTTTAATCTATCTGCAAATATATCACCAAACTTTTTTCTTTCTTTCTCAATTTGTTTATTAATTTTTATAATATCATCATCTACTACCTTTCTAAATTCTAACTTTGCTGACTCTAATGCTTCTCTCTCATCTTTAGCAATTACTAATACATTAACATCTACAAAACCAGTAAAACCGTTTTTAACTTTAAATAATTTCATAATTCCTCCAATCAAAAAAGAATCTTATTTCTAAGATTCCTAATCAATAAATTTCCCTTGTTTATTAGCTGTTAGCCACTTTTTAGTCATATAAAAAATATCACTAAAAACAATAGCAACAGCTATAACAATTATTATTATAAGTAATATACCACTTTTAAATGTTGATACATCTATAATAGCTAAAACAAAAAACCATAGTAAACATTTCTTAATTAAGTTTTTAACTATTTCGATGCAAACAACTCTATTATATTTACTTAATAACTTTTTATCTAATTTAATTTCGTCTTCTATGTATTGCTGCTTCGTGCCACCTAAATCCCGTGTTATTCTCTTCCAACTCTTTTGCTTACGATATGTTATTCCGTTCTTATCATTCTTAGATAATTTGATACGTTTATTCTTGGCTATTGGGGATAATTTTCTCAATGATAACATAAATATCACCTCTTTGCAGGAATATTATACCATAATATTTAATATTTATATACCAAAAAATGATATTAGAATAAAACTTTATAAAATTCCAAAATAAAAAGAGCCTTAATCCAGACTCTCAACTAAAATATTTTATTCCATATTTTTTTCTTATCACAGCTCTTATTATTGAGATAGATACAAAAATAGCTAATAATATTCCTCTTATTAAATTAGAGTGTAAAGACACAATAAATACAAAAAATGGTATAAGTAATAACTTTAAAAAAGTATCTACTTCTTCAAACTTCATAATCATCACCTTCTTATTGTGGTAAAAAAGAGTTGTTTATAAATAATCTCTACTTAGGCTAATTTGTACTTTATATCTATATTCTGCAACATTAAGTGAAATTCCTTTTTATATTTTGCACTTTTTCAACAATATAAATTTTTTCTTCATTACTTGGTACAACTTTATCCTTAATTGAACTGCTCTCAACATATCCTTTTATAATTTTAGTTACTTTATATTTCAAATCATTTTTAACAAATTCTACTGCATCTTTAGACATAATCTTAACTCTATTAAACGCAATAAAAAGCTTTATTTGACGTGATGTATAGACTTTATTTACTATTAATTCTTTTGGAATTTCGTTTTCAGATGTCATATTGGCACTTCCTTCCATAGAATATTTTACTATAATATTCTATAAAAAGTCATAATATCCTTTAATTGTTGAATCAAATTAATATAAAAGTAACAATTTTTAAGAACTCTATTAAGAGTTCTTAAAAATTTATTTATGTTCTTGTTGATATCGTTTTTTTAAGCATTGTGCACTGGAACGAAATTTACATCCGTTTTTAATGAATCCACCATTTATAATTTTATCTTTAAATTCTGAGCATTCTTTAACAGTAGTATTTTTGCCTCCTAAAATAACAGGTTTATCAAAAAATTCTATTTCTTTCTTAGCTAACTCACAATACATACTTAACACTCCAATCATAAATTTATATTTTATACTATATACTTCTACAATTGGATTAATTATCCCTTTATTTTTCAAAATATTTATATTTATTTCCCTTGGTATAATTTACCGATAGATATTACATTTAACTTTTAATATAATAGAATATAACAATAGAGAATCCTTTCAATTTAAATATATCTATTGTTGCTACAAGGGATTATGAGTAGTAAGTTAAAACTATTAGTTTAGTTTTACAAGATTAAAGGATAGATTTCTTTAATCTTGTTTTTTACTTCCATCTTTTACTTTAACTTTCTTTGACTTTCAAAAAAAATATATTAATTCTCTAGTTCTTTCTTAATAGCTTTAATGCACCTAGCGATTACTATTGCTTTAGTTTCTATATGCACATCTAAACTATTTATATTTAATGCATCATGTTTTATTATAATATCCATTATTTCTTTTATATCTTGTTTCATCATAACTTATACCTCCTATATATTACAATACAATAAAAAAGAATCCACATATTATTGTAGATTCTCAATTTAGCTATTTTAACTATTATTTTATATTAGTTAATAGTAGAGTTAATAATGGTATTAATGGAGTAAACAAAGTCATATGATTAGCAGCACTCTCAATAAATTTATTATATTTATCTAATAATGATTTTTTACCATTATTATCTTTCATTTCATTAATACATTGTATTACTCTATTCTTTTCTTCATCATTATTTATTAAGTTAGCAGTATTTAATAATTTATTAAATAGTTCATTAATATTTATATCTTGTTTTATATTTTCTCCTATTGCCAAATTAGAATTATTGCTTACAGAAACATTACTAATATTATAAATATTGAGTCTACTACTATCAACCATATCTTTCCCAGTTACTTCATCTTCAATTAAATCTTGAATTTTTATTAATAGCTCTCTTAAACATGGTCTTAATATATTATTATTCCAACATTTTATATTACCATTATAAGTATCCATTTTAAAAACCATATGTGTAAAATTCAATATATTAAAATCATTATATAAAACTTCTTGTAATCTTTGTAAAACATAAGCTATTTCTAATTCAATATCTTCAGGAATATTAAATTCAATCCAATCATTAATATTCTCCTGATATTCGATTTCATTAAAATTAATTTCTACATTGAAGTATGGATTGGTTATGGTATTTAAAACATTATTATCTTTTAATATTTTTATTAATCTTTTCAAATTTATATCATAAATATAAATTGAATCACAATTAAATATATCATCAATAATATTTTCTAAATCTCTTTTTGCTCTTAATATTTCTTTATTAGAAAACTCCACTAAATTCATCCTCCCATAATTTTACTTACAGGATAATTATAGCACAACATATAGTATATTGAACATATGTTTCCACTATATTTATATAAAATAGGCTCTATTAAAGATTTTCTTGATAATTATTTTTAATTAATTCTAAAACCGTACTCAAATACCCACTTATTTTTAATATATTATGTCTACTTTTTTCATATTTTAAATTATTATCTTCAATAAATCTTACTTCATTCCAAATATCTAGATAAATATTTTTAAGAAAAGTTTTACTAATAGTAGAATTAATTTCTTTTATATTATTCTTATCATCAATTCCATCTGCAAGACCTAAAACTAATGCTAATCTATAATTAATATTGTTAAATAATATATTTAAATCTTTATACTTTTTAGCTATTAAGAGACTATTAAGTTCATTTAAAAAATCTAGAAAATCTTCATTTTTATAATTTATTTGTGCTTGTTTTTTGTATGCTGCATATTCATCCCAAAATGAATATGCAAATTCATAAAATATATTACTATTGTTTTTATAATCTTTATTTATTAAGTATCTATCATAATAATGTAAACCATGTACAAATTCATGATATATTGTAAGAAATAAATAATTATAAAAACCATTCATTTTTTCTCCATTATTATAATTATCTACATCATGCAATCCAGCAATCACTAAATTAGGATTTATAATAATTATTATTTCATCTAAGTTATTTATAGTTTTCCCCATAATTTCTGTGAAATCTCTAGACTTTGAAGTTATATCAATTTCATGAATTTTTTCAGTAAAGTCACTTGGAACTATGATACTATTAATAATGTTTTCTATATTTTTATCATAAAAATTTTTAATTACATCATAAATTATTTTTTTTATTAACTCAAAATATGGTTCTAATTTTCCTTCAATGATTATTTCCATAATCCCATCTCCCTAAATATTGTATTTTAATCTACTATTCTACAACATTAGGTAAGAATCCTTTATTTATTAAAAATAAAAAGAACCCTGTTAAGAGTTCTTAGTAAATGATGAAATTGTTTTGTGTATAATTTCATCAGCTGAAATTATTATATTTTCGTTATCGTATAATAGTTTCACATTAGGGACATCAATTTGTATTTTTTCATCAAACCACAAAGTCAATGTAACTGTTTTATCATTAACTAATTCTTTGACTTTTTTAGCAATATTGTATATCACAACACTATAAAAATTCAGTTTGTTAGCCAATACATTTAATTTTAAATCTACTAATACATGATCTATTGGCGGAATTGGTTGTATCTCTTTACCAGTTATTATTATTGATTTATAAACTGCCATATTCAACACCTACCTTTCACCATATTTTCTATATACTTCTATATGTGAAAGATAAAGTCCTTTATTTGTCGAATAAAACCATCCAAAAAATAAAAAAGACACCAGTAGCTTTCACTGATGTTAAATTAAATTATATGAGATTGATCGGATTATTTCCATGTCTATATTATATTATCAATATAATATTAAGATTCCATTTCTAAATTGTATCTATTGCTTTAAGTTTAAGTTAATATAATTTAACATTAGTAAAAACACCAGCATTTTAATCAGAGATTATTTTTTATATATTGTATTTTTTTATCATAATATTCTTTTATTTTATCTATTTCTTCTTCTGATATAGGTATAAATCCATACAAATAGTGTGAATTATCATCATTTAAACTTTTATATTCATATATAATATAATCTATAGCTGAGCCTATTTCATTTTCCCAAAAACTTAAATTAAAATGCTTATTACAACAATATTTATTCTTTTTTGCATTATATTCTTCTTCTTTTTCCTTAAATTTCTCAATAAATAAAGTATTAAAAATTTTATTTGCATCTGATATATCTTTATAGATATAAAAATTAGTCCAATCTATATTTTTAATATTAAATACATTTTTACAGAAATCACAATTTTTAAAATCATATTTCATATTAACACTTCCTTTTATAGAATATTTATAACTAATTTCTATAATTAGAGCAAATTGTCCTTCTTTTTGTCGAATTATTTATTTTTCTGTGCTTCCATTATCTTATCAATTATTGCCTTTTCCTTCTCTAGTAGCCTAATTACCTCATTATCAATGTCGTACATCCTATCTTTTGTCTTAATTTGATACTCAACATTTCTATTGTCAACAGCCCTGACATGTTCTAGTCTTTCATCTGCTAATTCCTTTTCTAGTTCTAATAATTCTCTCTTTATATTATCTAATCTGCTATATAAATTTTCTAGTTCTTTCAAGTTATCGTCCTCCTTGTCCATTTCATCCCATTCAGTTTCATCTCGCCATTCATCATCTTTGGTAATCACTGTTTTATTTTTACTAACAATATTTCTTAGTTCTTCTTGGTCAATTTCCCTGAGCCATTGCTCCCACATCTTTTTAGATTCTTCTAAAGTCTTATATTTCTTAATTAACTTCTTACCGTTTACTTTAGATTTTTCAGAAGGTAAACTATGTGCTTCTTCCAATATTTCCTTAGCATCTTCGCCACGTATTGTATCCATATTAATCTCCTATTAATTCCATTAGTCTCTCAATATCTTTACCATCCATAAAGTCCGAACAAATTTTATCTATTTCTAATGTTAAATCTGCTACATTAATAATAACATCCGTATGACAATTAATATAGATATAATTTTCCCACTCCAATACACCATCCTGGAACAAAGTATCTATTGATTCGATACTATCGACATCCCAGTCATAACTGTCCATCAGATAATCTCTAAAATCATCATATAAGAGTAAATAGCTCACTGAATTATCTGTTGTATTTGTATATATAAAATTGTAAATTCCCATATTATTCTTCCTCCAAATCATCATTAATAATCTTCTCGAATATGCTACAATACTGCTCGTCTCCAACATATTCTAGTACCTCATTTGAACTTATCATGTAACTATCTGACCAAACGAACATTCCATTGAGCCAGAAAATACTATTCTTGCACTTCTCATTTAACTCTTCATTATTATTAATATCTTTTCTACTACAAGTAATCAGTTCTATAGCACTATCAATTGAGTCCTGTCCTACGCTATTTATATAATTTAATAAATCTTCACCTCTTAGTTTACTTAGATGTGAAATACTATCCTGAAAAGTATCTATGCAAAATTTATATTCCTTTTTATTTAAATGTATCATAAATAATTATTCCTCCCAAAATATGTATAAGGGTAACAAAATTGTGTTACCTTCAATAATTTCAATATGTGTTAATTCCTCGTTGGAACCCAGTGGGCCACAACGAGGATATGTATAATCTGCGTACCTAATACGCTATGTATAATTTATTTATTTCTAATAAAGAAACTAATCTTACCTTCTTGCCATGTATCAGCGACACCAACTCTCTGACTATGTATAGATTCAACAATATTATCATCAACTTCATATATGTTATTAAATATCATATCTATAAAACTCTTATCAAGATTCCTTATGTCAATGTCAGGCTTGGCTACATAATTAATAAATAATTCTATAGGTTTATCGAAATCTACATCTTCCCAGTAATCAATTTCCGGAACATTGTCATATGGAAAATATTTAATCCACATTTTATATGCTTCAGATTTATATACATTCTCATCACAATATTTGTACATATAATTATTACTAAATCCATGTACATCAAGTGTCACAAATTCATAATCTACAGGATAATTAGGTATACTCTCCAACTGCTCCTGTAATTGTTTTATTTTCTTAGTTTGTGCCGTCTTGTCTCCACCATTTTTCTTATTGGATAATTTAGTTATATCTGTTTTAATATCACTTATAACTTCTTGCATTCCAATAATTTCACTAGGCTTTAATTCTAATAAGCTATTATTAATTCTCTTTTCTAAAGCACTAACAATAATATTACATAATTTAACTCTATCTTTATTATTAAGTCTCTTGGCTTTTCTCTCAGCCTTAGACAATTTATCAAATTCTTTATAATCTTCAATTATATTATTACTTTTTGTAAATGTTTTTCTAATTCTATATTTACCATACTTTTTCTCAAAATCTATAGCTGCATTTTCTGCATGGTTCAATATGACTACACCTTTTGTTCTTAAGTCTACTAATACTTGTCCTACCCATAACATGAAGTTTGTTGCTTGTTTATTATTTGCTTTACCAATAAGTGGATACATTATGTATTCTGGTATGAAATCACCCTTTCCACACTTCTGTGGAAATTGTAATTCACTTAAATATCCATTAACTCTATCCCACATTAAATATTCTTTGTTATTTTTTATTCTTGTCCAACCACAAAATCTAGCTACAGAATCAATTTGTACCTCACTAACTCCTGTTTCATTATTAATTCTAAAAGTTACCTCTTGTCCATTAAATTCTTTTGTTAATACGTTATTGTTCTTTGTCATATTAATATATTCCCCCTAAGAATATTAGAGAGCCTTTCACCTCTCAATGTCCTCACTGTCTCTAAAGCATCTCACCTTTAGATTTTGGTAACCGAAAATTTGGCCACCAATTCACTGTAATTAATAGGGAGAATATAATGCTGTCATCTCGACATGATATATTCTTAATTGCCTTATTTGATAACCCAGTTAGGCTTCTGAAAAATATTTACTTGATTCAATTACCATGTAATAGTAACTTAATTAAATAAATATAAGTAAATCCTTGACATTTACAATTGAATGATATATAGTAATATTAGATTATTTGTAAATATGATTAATGTAAAAATAATATAAGTCGTAGGATTTATAGTTCTGAATCTATACCTCCCACATAACTCAAATTGTCATATGTATTTTACTCATGAAAACCAGGTAAACCACAAGTACAAATATAGGTAGTACGCACAGATAAGCATGTATGGCAAATCTTAGTACACTTTTCTTCTCACTCTATAAATGTTTTTCTTTGCATTTGTTGGCTAGCCTAATACAAAGCACTACGGTATCTATATTACGTTCCCCAGTTTTTTGAACGGAACGCTATTTACTTCAAAATCAATAAGTTTTTCAATAAATTTATTGAAAAACTTATCATAAACCTATTGCATTATAATATTATTCATGTTATAATTAATTGAATAATTATAAGTTTATTTAGTAAAAAATAATAAATAGATGACACCCATATAGAGCATCATCTGAAAGAAGGAAAAATATTATTATGAAAATGAATTATTATAATAGGAAGAGCATATTACTGCTCCCCCGTAACATGATAACAAACTAGTATAATCACGTCCTGATAGAGCTAGTCTAAACTTATTCTTCTCTACCTATATAGGTGTTATAGATGGCTCAACCAAGCCGTTTATAAGGCATTATCATGCAACTTTTTGATATTTTTTTGTACAAGTTACTCTATCAAGTGGATATTTACTAGAAATCCAAATTATCATCATCTGGAATAATAGCATTTAATGGATACTCAGGGAACATTTTATGAATTAATTCATTTTTTCTATCATTGTTATCTTTATCTTTCTGCTCCTGCATCTTCTCATGTTCAAAATAATCTCCAAATATATCATAATCATCATCATCTAAATTATTATCTGCTATACAATTATCTATTGCTTTTGTTATATCTTCATCGGGAATATCTTCTTCACTACCCAAATCTTCTTCAATTGGCTGTACTTCTTCTATTATTGGCTCTGGTTTATTTAATCCTAAATGTTTTTTAGGTTTAGATTTTTTCTCATTAATCTTAAATTCTAATTCTTTCTTTTCTGCTTCAGTCTTTGCTAACATTTCTTTCAACTTAGCAATTTCATTATCCTTAGCAGTATCAATTTTCTTTTTTGTATTATCAATCTTTTTGCTAACACTACGTCTTTTATTAGATATTTTCTTATCAGTGTGTATAAGGTTAAATTTACTAATTTCTTCACCTAATTGAAACTCAAAATTCTTTTTATTGTCTGGATTACCAACATATGTTTTAGTGTAGTGTTTTTCAGGTGTTAAATAATCGTTATTATATAATATTAATCCTAAATCTTGTAATATTTTAAAATATTTAGATATTGTATCACTTGCAAAACCACATTTTTTACATGAAGATTGAGAAATATATCCAAATTCTGATTGATTAGATATAACTCTTAAACAAGCAATATATAATCTAGCAATTTTAAATTTACTAATATTACTCTGTATTTTTGGTATACTTTCAAATAAATTATCTAATGCAGAATCATAAATTTGAAAGAATTCACTTTCAGGTAAATCAAATCCAACATAAAAATTAGTTTTATTATCAATATCACCAAAATCAACTTCATTAAAATTTTTGTCTCTAATAGCTATGTATTCTTTTTTAATTAAACCTATAATCGATTTTCTAATAGTATCAATAACACGACTATTATTATGTTGAATATATAAATAATCACATAACATGATAATTGAACAAATACCAAATCCTTTAATAGTAAAATAATTTCTTTGCAAAAGACAATATATAACTAGTTCCTCATTGGTTATAGAAGGGTTTAAGAATAAATTATTGGCAACAACAGAATTAGAATTACACAAATTAATACCAATATTTAACATAAATACATTACTTCCTTTCTCAATATAAACTTAAATTTTATTTGTAAGAGAATAATACACTAAAAGAAAAAGAACAAAATATTCTATTATGCTTTCAGAAAATCAAGACACGATAGTGGATTGTTTTTCGAAACATTAATTCTCTTTATTATTATTTTCTCTTTATTACTATATGTTCTCTTTATTCACACCAAAGTTGCACCTGTTTTGCTGTAACTTTTTTTACGTGCTGTGCTTGTTTTGCTGTAACTTTTTTATTTTAATCATTCTCTGCTTGTTTTGACTAAAGAATGTAAGAGCATCAAACAACATATCAGTCTTTGAAAATAACCATATATACTTTTGACGACCTGACCTATCTGGAACTTGTCTATATGTAAATCCCAGTGTAAATAAATATAGTTTTAATCTTTCTGACGTTACCACATAATCCATATTAATACCTCCAAATTATATTTTTGTTATAGGAGGCTTCCCTACAAGAACCCCCCCCCTGTATATGTATTGACTTTAACTAACCTTGCTCTTAATTTCTGATTCTTTAATTAATATATAATTCATGTCATAGATTTTAATAATCTGATCATCTGCATTTACTTTTCTATATAATCTTTTTAATTGTGGTAGTTTTTCTTGCTTGTCCTGAAATATTTCCAAGAAAGTTTTGCTATTTGTCTTAAATAATATAGTTAATAATTTTCTTGCAATATGGTCATATTCGTTAGTGTGGCATAGAGTATGTATTATTTTATACATTGTATCTTTTGTAACTTTATCTTTATATTTTTCAGCAAGTTCATTCTGTTTTGTCTTGCATTTTATATACTTTTCACTGCTCTCTAAGTTATCACTGCTCCATATCTGTTTAGAATCTTTGTTGTATTCTTCTGTGTCTGTGATAATATTAGGAATTTTTCTATTGTCAGCACCTGATAAAGATACTTCTTCTTTATCTATCAATCTTATTAATTGCATTAGATCATTTTTACTATTACGTTTTGCTCTAATATTTTTAGTTTGCTCTGTTATAACTTCTTCGAGTATATCCATTCCAGTGTCATAGGATTGATAGCAATATTTATGTTCTTGATTTTCTTTCTTGGCTATATATTTAAAAAATGTAGGTCTAACTTTTGTTAGTTTATAATCCTTTAGCTTATCCTTATAGTCTACCAATTGTTGCCTATAGTCTTTAAGGTATTCCGAATAATTCATATCATCAATCTTACAATCTTCTCTATTATGCTTATTGATCTTAAAATAAATCATTTCATCATACAATTTATTGATTCTTTCACTTGTTTTATAGCTATCTTTATGCACTAATTCAAAATCAAGATATTTTTCTCTAATCGCATCAAGTTCCACTCCATTATCTACTGGTATTTCACGTTTTGCTTTATCAATTTCAAGACAGCTCATTACGTCTAATTGGCATATAGCAGAATATAAGTCTTGCACTCCTGTATCATTAATTGACTTACCATCTACATTAATCATGTGCCATAATTTTGAGTTTAATTGCTGGCTACAGTTAATAATTTCTCCAATCAAGTTAACAGAAGTTTTAACATCTAAATCACATTTTTGTTTAGCATTATTTAGCCTTGGAATAGATTTTTTATATTCCTTAGCAATACAATCTGTTGGTACTAAAAATTTATTTCTATTATTGTTGTCTAAATTCTTATGAAACGCTTGTAATAAACAATGATTATTAGTTAACAGTAATTGGTCCGAATCAAAATCAGCTGATGATAAAGTCTCAAGCAAGTTATACTTCATACTATTTACACAAATAATTTGTGGAGTTAGATTAAAATATTTATCTAGTACTGGACACTCCACATTCTGCATCAATGCTAAATTCCCCATTGTTACGTGAGGTGAGCGACAACCAAGTAGCTCTGTATAAGCAAAGTTAGTACAATGTACTTCATTTCCTACTAGAACACTATTTTCATGAAATGCCATAGGATGCTCTATATCTTTTATAGTAGCTTTAAGCATTTCAAGACCATTACCAAATAAAACTGAATAATTACCTTGGACGAGAACGTGTCCCTTACGCATATTCTTAATAAAACTATCTACTGCATCATCTCTGAAATCTTGGAATACATCTGTTTTTTCTACATCATTATTACACTCTAATAAACTAAACATTAAATCATTTGTGTTATTAAGATTACGTTCTTCAATAGTTTCACCTAGTTTCATTTTTAAGTGCTTTCTGAATACATTGATATCATTTTTTAATAACTTAATATAATCAAAACTTGGCTCTAGGAAATTTTCTATCTCTGCCTTGTCCATCTGTAGAGTATTCAGGAGTTGATAGTGGGTTGAAACATATTCTCCATTAAAATAATGTGTAGGCTTATCGTATTTAACTACTCCCCATGTACTCTCTAACTGATCTAGATAGTCCATGAAATTATCATTAAATTTTAAATATTTAATACTACTAGGAGTCGTAATCATTAAAATATCCTCAATTTTTGTTGCCTTAGTTGTTCCATTTAATTGTGATATTTCTGTTATATTATTGTCGGAGAAAAACTTCTGAATATTTGAATTAAAACATGCTGTTTTTGTCATTCGATTTCTCAAAAGTAAAAATCCTTTATCAGAATATTTCTCTGCCATTATGCTACTATCTAGCAAAGATTGACCATCCCAAATTGTATTCTTTATTTTTACAGTTTTTGGTTTTGTTATTAGTTTATTTATACCGTCTATAACTTCTATTTCTGTTGCCATAACTTCATCAGTTAACAGACTATCATAATCATTTATCAATAATATGTTTTCTGGTTTAATTTCTATAGTATCTATAATCGAGCTTGTTGTAAGTGCTATATAAGCTTCTAGTGCTGCTAAATCACATTCGTCTGCTTCACCAAATTTTAATCCCATGTAAGACCACTCAATAATATCATTATATAAATCTTCTAGTATAAATAAGCATTTACCAATTCTACTAGAGCCTGATGACCTTTTGAAACGTACCATTTTCTTACCATTTAACTTGAATCCATTTTCATAAAGTTTATCTCTTATATCTTTAGAAGATATTATTGTTTCTCCACAATAGTTTGTCTTATCTTTCTTATTTTTTATAACTCTAAAAGCAACTAATACATCATTTTCGTAATATTTATCATTGGGAAAATCTAGTTTTTCTAATTTAACAGTATCTATATAATTAAATTTTATGTAATATTTATATTTCTTATCTTTCTTTATGTAAGATTCTACGTATTCTTTAACAGAATATTTAAAAGTGACACTGACAATAGCATCTGTGTATTGTTTATTACCTATGTTATAAAATATGTTTTGTTTTTCTGTATCATCCTTATATACTGATTTAGCAACCTTATCTAATTGTAGACACTCTAATGAATAATCTAAGGTAGCCTTATATCTCTTTTTATTTTCACCTTTTGTTTTTAATCCTTTTTTACCTGAATTTAATAAATCTTTCCCCTCAATTTGTATAATATTTGTATTTTTATTCATCATAATATATATCCCCCTATTTTTCTAATTGATATTATCTTCTATATTAATAGTCTTAATATTTTTATTACTTAAGCAATAATGTTTATTGATACCTTTCCATTTAAAGTTTGAATAATTATCAGCCTTTTTTTCTGCAAGTATTTTAAGAGCATATGGAGAAATAGCAACTCCTACCTCATATAGATTTGCACTAGTATTTAGGATTTTAAATTCATTATCTTTGACACCTACAATAGTATCTTTAGAATATAATTTAGGTAATAATCCTGCATTTCTATATGAATACTCAAAATTACATAATGTATAATTATTATTGCCTATACTTTTACTCTTACCTAATTCTTCTGAAACTTTATTATATTCTTTTATTAAGCATATTAGATATTTCTCTAATTCTTTATAATTATCTATATCACATGTCTCGTAGTATAAATCACTATGATAATATCCACTCATAAAGTTATAGCCACTATGACCACCAAAATGCTTTAGACATGCTAGAAATATTGGGGAAGCATCTCTCTCACAACCCTTTAATTTGGAAATTAATTCAAATCTATCCTTGACATAGGCATGAGTGAGTTCATGTAATATTATAGATTTCAAGTTATTAAATGCTTGTTTTTTACTGTAATAAGATATCTGCTTATTATAATCTGTATATTTTTTTATTTCATCTGTATCTATGTAGATTTTATGAGTATCATTTTCATACTTATATAATCCTGCATATTGGTTGTCTTTAGGACATTTTTCCTCCTGAATTGTAATTGGATAATCTAATAATGGTCTTCGTTGGTATTTGAAACATATCTTGCGTAAGTGTTCCATTTCCTTGGATAATAATGTAATTAATAGTTGCTGGCGATCCTTTTTTGTACTTTTATTTTCCATAATATAATTCCTTCTCCCTAAATTTAATTTTTATTTTATACAAGGGCAGCTATGTTTTTGTAGCCACCCTGTATGTACTATCTTAAATCTAATCCTTTTCCCCAAGGTGTTTCCTTATTATTCCTTACTACTTTTTCTAATTCATTTTTAATTTGTTCTTGTGTCATTCCTTTAATCTGATCCTGTGCTTTATCATAAGATACCTTATTAAATATGCACTTTACTTCCTTGGCAGATATATTAAACTTATCAGCCACCTCATTTAAAACAACATCATCATGCTTTGATGGATAATATCCACCGTCCTTTTGCTTGTAAAAATCCCACCTATTCTCGCAATACTCCCAAATTTTTAATTCATCTTGACTAAAATTTTCCATAATTATACTTCCTCCTAAAAATTTATTTATATAGAAAGCATTATTGCTTTATATGCTTGTTAACATCAAAACCACATTGGGTTAATAAACCTTCATATTTCTTTTTTAATTCCTCAAATTCTAATGTATGTTCTGCCTTACCTTCTTTAATTTCTTCCAGTGATTTATTGTATTTTTCCTCAACATCTAATAATTCTTTAACATCTAAAGCTTTTTCTTGTTTATAACATATATCAATTAATACTTCAGCTTCATTTCTATCATCAATCCTAGCAATAATATTATCTATAGATACTTTTCCCTCGAATATAAGATTTTGCTTAGTTCTATGTCTCACCGTTGCACCCCATGCAAACTTTAATGCTATTTCCTTATCGGTTGTCCAACTTAATCCTTCCCAAGATTGACTATATTCATTTACACCTCTATATACTGTTATATAAAAATCATCATCAAGTTTTAAATCACTTATATCTATTTCAACATTTGCAATCTTTCTCCAAAGCTTAATATCTTCTGGATCAAATAATTCATGTCCAGAATCTATGCTAGTCCACCAGTTTAGAAATACATAATACTTTAACTCTGGATTTATTCTTGTATCATCATCCAAAATATCATATAATGATTGTCCTCTTTCAAACGAACCTTCACTTAATAATTCAGCATCTATAAATTCCAACTCATCCTTATACTTTAGCTTCATTTTCTTTTCATAATCCTGAACTGATAATTTTTCACCTAATTTCTCATCTAATGAGAATATATCTATCTCCCATCCACATGAATTACATTTAAACCATCCATTATGTTCATTTGTAATTGGTTTATGACAATGAGGACACTGGTCTATAAAAATTCTCCAATATTCTTCATTGTGATCTTTTGAAATTTGTTCTAATTCTTTTTTCATAATAAATCCTCCATAGTGTCGGTCACTACCCGTAATTTTTATTTGTAAATATTTGGACAAGTGCTCATAATTATTGACGTTTTAAATTTTTTGTGGTATCATAATGTCAATGTAAAGAAATAAATTAAATACATCTTCATCGTGAATGTATAAAAATTAATTAAATTGGTAATAATTTATATGAAGAAGAAATTTGGTAGATTCCCTCTTATATTTGAAATTTTGTATAGACTTCTTGAGTATGTCAGTTTTTTGAATAAATTAATGGTTTTGGTATGGATTTTTTAAAATTTTCTATGCTTTATTTGTTGTTGAATAAATTATAATTTCAAGGTGATTAATAAGTATCTTGTCCCCACATCTTCATTATTTCCTTATTCTTTCTATGTTGCTCTAGCTGCTCTCTTATAAGATATTTGGATATTTTAAGTAAAAACATAGCAAGTTTCCATTTCATGCAATAAATATTATAGTTTAAATATTCCTTCATGTGTTTACCCCCTAAAATGCTTCTAGCAATATTTCATTGCCACTCTCTAGTATAATGTGATAGTCTTCTACATCATAAGAATTACTACCTGTATATTCAGAATATATTTTTGAAATATCTTTATATTTTACATCTAAGAAGCCATTCTCGAACTCTGATCCACCTATACTCAATAAAGTATCATGTTCATGTAATATACTTCCAACTTCAAAATTATCTAGTTGCAACATATACTCTTGTTCACCTTCAACTGTTAAAAATACATCTTTACCGTTCAGTTCCTCCTGTAAATTATTGTAAAACATTTCTGATTCCATATCTAATTCTTTTCTTCTATTCATTTTATAAAATCCTCCTAAATTATAATAATATTTATATTTATAAAAGTGGTAATTAATATCACTTTATATACTAATTAAACTAATATTCTTATTCACCATCAATATTTTTTTTCTTAAATTTATTTTCATAGTATTTATAATAATAAGAAATATCAAATGAATCAGCTAACAAAGAACGTATATATTCATTTATTGTAATGACAGCACCCATTATACAATCTATGTTTCCATAGTCTTCATATTTAGGCGGTCTATTTTTCATTGTATCAAATGCACTAGATAATGAGTTAATTGTATGATGAATCATTGTTATAATCTCTTTATCATCCTTATCTAAAATAACATATATCATATCACATAACATATTTACTACACGGGATATATCTGTTTCTTCTAATTCATTAAACATCATTCTTAACTCTTTTAATAAGCAGCTAACATCATTCTTAACCATCAATTCATTTGAATATGACTCAAATTCTTTATTAAATTTTTCATCTGAAAGTTTATTAATATGATATTTTCTCATAATTTTTTGAAATCTTCTTGTTTCAATTTCTACTATTTCATCATCAGTATAATTATCTTTAAAAAATAACTCTCTGTTGAGATTAAAGTAACCTTCTAATTGCAATAATCTATCATCAGTTATTTGAATTTTACCATTTTCCCAGTTAGATATTGTTTGTTTACTTACTCCAAGCTCTTTTCCTAAATCATCCATAGACATATTAAATGTTTTTCTAATATAAGTTAATCCTTTCAAGAATAATTAACCTCCAATCTATTAATGTTGTGTTTCTATATTTTATATATTACGCTCACTTAATACTATTGTCAAGTATATTTTTAAATTTTCATTTCATAATACTTATGTAAACAGGATTTATATTTCAATAAAATAAAAAGTGTGTACAAAATTAAAAAATCAAAATTGATAATCTAATTTCATACACACTTATGGATTCAGAGAATTTAATAAGTTTTACTGTATTTATCAGATTTAACATTATCACTTTTTTATTACCAAATCAATATATTGTTTATACTTTTGTAAATTTATTGGGTTAATTTCGATATTAAAGGTTTCACACAATAAAATAAATTCATTAAGTAGTTTAATACTCATTTAATCACCTCTAAGAAATATTTAATTTAGCTTATGTGTATAATATATATGAAATATTCTATGTTGTCAACAATTTTATTTATAATATTTATATTTTATTTTATATAATAATAAATTAAATAATAAATCAAATATATTATACATAAATCGTATATTGATGTTATTGAATATTTTTAATTTATTTTTATCGTTATCTCTATATTGTATATTTTATTTAATTATTGTATAATTTAAACGAGGTGATTATAGTATGATAATAACAAAACTCCATATTAGAATGGCTGAACATAGATTAACACAGAGTGAATTAGCCAAAAAGACTGGAATAAGGCAGCCAACAATCTCTGCTTATTGCAGTGACAATTATAAAATGATAAGTAAAGAACATTTAGATGTATTTTGTAAATTTTTTAACTGTAAATTAACTGATATTATAGATTTCGTAGATGATACTAATGATAATAAAGAATAAATTAAAATCTAATAATTATATAAAGAAATTAATTAAAATCTTACAGTACATTTGCCCCAAAATACATAAACCATATGCAATCCCTTTATACGTGCCATTTATAAGGATTTATAAGATTATACTGATATAGAGATAATGTTAATAGAAAATTAATTAAAATGAAATGAGAGAATATTATATTACATAAACAACAAATACTGGTAGTTATAATTATTGATTATGATGTATTTACTATGAAAGCATCTATTATCAATGATAATTCTGTATAAATTCTATATAACAATTAATTAAAATCTAACTGGGTGAATTATACTGTAACCAGTTAGATTTTTTTATGCCTATAAATCCTTTAAAATAGCCATTCTTGAATTTATATAAAAATTCTATTGCAATTTAATTTATTCTTATTAATTATCACTTATTGTCAGATAAAATAATAATAAAATAAATTAATAATGTTAATGGTCTTGGATTGATGTAACAATTCCATTATCTAAATATATGTATCTATAATTTGGATAAACCCATTGTTCAGATGTACCATAAGCAGTTGTTGTTCGATTAATACTTTTAGGATTTCCCCATGTAGATTTTCTTACTTGATCAGCAGTCATACCAATTGTTGGGTCAGTTGGTGTTGGTGGTGGAGTCGTATTACTATCTGTTGTATTTGTAGTGGTGTTATTATATTTATCAAAAGAACCGTCATTTGTTGAACCTGTAATGGTTATATTCTTTTTAAAGTGTAAAGTATTATTACCAGACACTGTATCATGAATTACATATTTGCCTATTAATCTATTACTTATATCATCAGATCCATTAGGAGTTGTAGTTATTTCTAAAGTATAATTGCCATTTTTTAATTGAAAACTGTTATCACTAAAAGAATGTGTTTCTACTTTTCCATTTTCTACAGGATTTAGACCATCTTGTGACTTATAATTAGTTGAATCATTTGTTAATGTAACCATTAAATTCGTACTATCAGGTAGATTTGTAGTAATGTTAAATTTTGTTCCATTAAAATCAGTTACTGGTGTTGCATCCATAGTTACATTAATAGGTTTATTATCATTAGTTACATCAGTAGCTTTATTATTATAATAGTTATATCCTACTATCCCTCCCAAAACAACTACACAAATAATTGCTACAATCAAAGAACGTATAACTAAATTATGCCTTTGTTTTTTATATGTATTATCATTAATAGTATTATCTTCTTTAATTTTTGTAGAATCATCCTTTAAATTTTCCTGCTTGCCTACCTTATTTGAATCATCTTCTAAAATACTATTTTTCTCGACTGCTTCTATTTTGCAACCACAATAATTACAAAATAAACTCTTTTCTGGAATCTCCTTGTCACACTTTGGACATATTTTACTTGGCATTTTTATCCCCCCCCTGTTCTATTGTATTTATAAATGCTGTCTAAAGCATTATAGTTTTGGTCTTCAAATTTGGCATAAACTTCAAATAATTTCACTATAATTTTACTCTTTGTCCAAAATATTTGCAATTTATTTATTAATATGCACACTGTCTTTTCTTACTCTCATGCTCTCAATTCCTGATTAATTAAGTTTTTTAATTGAATCACTTGACTTACCGAACTAAACTTCTTATATTTTTGGAATGATAAGCAATTGTGAGGAAGATATAGTTTGCCCTAGAAAAGAGCATAAATGAAAAGAACTACCAAACTAATGGTAATTCTTATATTTTTGTTTATGATGAAGTTGCTGAGTATAGTAACTGCTATTGTTATTAATACTTAACATATAAATTACTGCCCTTATATGTGCCTATATGGCTTATATTAATAGCTGCCTTGCGACCAGTAAGCCTACCTATCTAATTTATTTAACGCATAGATACAGGCGTTTGACGGGTATATGCCACAATAACAGAAATAATATATAACCGAGTACGATTTTCAGCATTGGCTCGACCACACCACTAGAATTATTTTAAGTTGCTCTAGTGCTTGGACAACTCACATATTACCTTAAAAACGGCAATAAGAAACTAGACCTTGCAATTCCAAAAAATTTTTGTTAAAATTAAGATACTGGGAATTGGAATTCGTAAGGTTTCATTCAAACTATATTTAATTATGGTAAGTCAGTGTGTCGGAGCACTGACTTATTTTATTTTCCGGAACAATTCTTTTACTTCACATTCTGCTAATGTTATATAATGTAAGTCATCAAAATTAATAGGTTTGTCTGCTATCCCTGAAGCTTTATAAATGTAGAATCCACTTTCATTTTTCTCCACAATGTAGATATAAACTGTCCCCCATTCTTTAATATCAACTTCTTGAACAATGATATTTTCTTCGTTGATTCTTGATATTAAATAAAACTCTTTAATATACTTATATTGATTCATAATTACTCACCTCTTATTTTTTTGTTTCATTTTTATATGATTAGTACTGTTGAATTCTTCCAAAATATCATAATCATTTATTTCTTTTTTTAGGTCTGAAACTAATATGTTGATGTAATTCTGAGTTATCAGTAAACTGGAATGTCCTAAAAGCTTTTGTAATATTGCAGGATTTCTCCCTGCGAGGATAAACTTTTTTGCTGATGTATGTCTATATCTGTGTATACCAGTTTTTATAATACCTCTGTCATGGTTATATTTATTTAAACTTCCATTTAAAGTTTTTTTGCATAATTGCTTGTTGTATGCTGTACAAAATAAATATTCTTCATTGCCTTTATACTGTCTTATTTTTAGATATTCTTTTAATATTTTCATGATAGTTCTATTTAAAGGCAGTATTAAAGGCTTTCTGTTTTTCGTTACATTAACATAAACAACTTCATTTTCTAAGTCTATATCTTTAATTTTTATATTAATTAAACTATTTAGTCTTACTGCGGTACTAATCAAAAAATTTACTATGACATAGTTTCTATATTCCACAAAAGTACATTTTTTTAAATCTGGCTTTTTTAATAGTATTTTTAATTCTGCGTCTGAATAACTTTCTATGGCTGTTTTATCTACTTTGGGTAAAGATATTCTAAAAGTAGTCATATAGTCCATACGCATAAAAAAATATAGAATTGTTTTAAAATCTCTGCAATAAGTGTGTAAAGTTTGACTATTAATATTTAAATTATCCCTGCAATATCTCACAAATTCACCTATTGTTTTTGGAGTAATATCTTTTATGGCAGTATCTTCATGTAAAAACTTTATTATAGCTTTATAGCCTTCCTCATAATGCTCGATTGTTGCTAATCTTAAGTTCCTAGATTTACAACTGTCAATAAACTCTTCAAAACCTTGCTTAAATGTTTTATTATTTTCTAATTGAATTTTTAGTTTTTTTACCATACTTCCACCTCTAAAAAAGAACGAAAAAAAGAGCCACGTTTTATTAAAAAATTAATAAATAACGTGACTCGCTTTTTTTGTTAGTTTTTTGAAATTTTATCGGTGTATTATGTTGTCAGTACACTCTAAACCCTCTTATCTTGAAGTTTCTTCAATAGCAACTGCTACTGCAACTGTAGCTCCAACCATTGGGTTGTTACCCATTCCGATAAGACCCATCATTTCAACGTGAGCTGGAACTGATGATGAACCTGCGAATTGTGCATCTGAATGCATTCTTCCCATAGTATCAGTCATACCGTATGAAGCAGGACCTGCTGCCATGTTATCTGGGTGAAGAGTTCTTCCAGTACCACCACCTGATGCAACTGAGAAGTATTTCTTTCCTTGATCAACACATTCTTTTTTGTATGTTCCAGCAACTGGATGTTGGAATCTTGTTGGGTTAGTTGAGTTTCCTGTTATTGAAACGTCAACGCCTTCACTATGCATTATAGCAACACCTTCTCTTACGTCATCAGCGCCATAGCATCTAACTTTAGCTCTTTCTCCGTCTGAGTAAGCTGTTTCTTTAACTACATCTAATTTTCCAGTATAGTAATCAAATTTAGTCTGCACGTATGTAAATCCATTTATTCTTGAAATTATAAATGCAGCATCTTTTCCAAGACCGTTAAGTATAACTTTCAAAGGCTCTTTTCTTACTTTATTTGCTGATCTAGCTAATCCAATTGCACCTTCAGCAGCTGCAAATGATTCGTGTCCAGCAAGGAAAGCAAAACATTTAGTTTCTTCTCTTAAAAGCATTGCTGCTAAGTTTCCATGGCCTAAACCAACTTTTCTGTCATCTGCAACTGATCCAGGAATACAGAAAGCTTGTAAGCCTAATCCTATTGCTTCAGCAGCTTCAGCAGCCTTAGTACATCCTTTTTTAATAGCGATTGCAGCACCTACAGTGTAAGCCCAACACGCATTTTCAAAACAAATTGGTTGAATGCCTTTAACTATATCATAAACGTTTATTCCCTTTTCATCACAAACAGCCTTAGCTTCTTCTATTGTGTTTATGCCGTATTCTTTTAATACAGGTATAATTTGGTCAATTCTTCTTTCATAACTTTCAAATAATGCCATTACGTTTCTCCTCCTTACCTATTATTCATGTCTTGGATCGATAACTTTTACAGCTTCTGCAAATCTACCATAACTTGAAGTAGCTTTTTCCATTGCTTCGTTAGCGTCCACACCCTTTTTAATCATATCCATAACTTTACCAAGGTTTACGAATTCGTAACCTATAACTTCGTTATTAGCATCTAATGCTAAGTGTTTAACATATCCTTCAGCCATTTCTAAATATCTAGTTCCCTTAGCTTTAGTTCCGTACATAGTACCAACTTGGCTTCTAAGTCCTTTTCCTAAATCTTCAAGACCTGCTCCGATAGGTAGTCCACCTTCTGAGAAAGCAGTTTGGCTTCTTCCGTATACTATCTGTAAAAATAATTCTCTCATTGCAGTATTTATAGCATCACAAACTAAGTCAGTGTTTAATGCTTCAAGTATAGTTTTTCCTGGAAGTATTTCTGAAGCCATTGCAGCTGAATGAGTCATTCCTGAACATCCAATTGTTTCTACTAATGCTTCTTCGATTATACCATCTTTAACATTAAGAGTTAGTTTACATGCACCCTGTTGTGGAGCGCACCAACCTATTCCATGTGTTAATCCTGATATATCTTTAATTTCTTTAGCTTGTACCCATTTTCCTTCTTCTGGTATTGGTGCTGGTCCGTGGTTAGGTCCTTTAGCAACACACATCATACTTGATACTTCTGTTGAGTAAATCAT